GGTTTGGGGTTCGATTCCCCATAACTCCATAAATAATTAAAAAAGGTAATGGCTTCAACTGGTGCAACTGCTTGGGCAAAATATTTTCAAGGAAGAGATGTTGAGACTTCCATGAAGAAGTCTAGTGATGCATTTGATGCTGCAACCGAACAAAAATTAAACTTTAAGATTGATATTAACGAAAGAGTTCTTGTTTACGACACAGATAGTTTCTCTTCAAAAATTGTTGTAAAAAGACTTAAAGACGACAAAAATTACAAAGTAACGTTTAATAATATTCAAAAACCAGGAAGACAATCTGCTGTAAATTTAAAACCACAGAAGTTTGGTATTGGAGAAACTAAATATAATATTGAAGATTTTGTTGATCTTGTTTTAACAAGTATTGAGGAAAGACAAGATTTAAAACCAGAACTTAAGACATATCTTGAGGCACTTATACTATACTTTACTAATTTTGAATCATTAAGTTATCTTGAAAGTGCATATTTAAGCAGTTTGCCTTTTAATGAAATCAAAAAAGATTTTGGAGAAATTTTAGGACCTATTGCTATTATCAAGCAGGGATTATTGGGAAGTAATGGAATCAGTATTCCTAATAATAAAATTACTAAAATTTATATGCCATCGCGTCCAAATGAACCTCTGATGGACTATAGTATTATTGATAGGAAAAAAACATATATCATTTCAGCAAAATCTGGAACGACAACTAATGTGGTTAAACCAAAGGACATTATTGATCTCTTAAAAAAAAGTCCCACCAAACTTAGAGCGTATCAAAATACTCAGCAATATAAAATCTTAAATAAACTTGCTGACAATGGAATAGTTGATGGTGCAATACTTGCGGCATCGGAATTACCAGGAGGACCCTCTCCCGAAGCAGCAGAAGATGTAAAAAATAAATTGAGATCGGGATCTTACCAAGATAATAAGTATAGTATGGAATTGATGTCTCCTTTTATTAATAGTAATGCTTATTTGAGTAGGCAGACTAAACCTACCTTAAATCAAATCATGTATGAATGTGAGAAGATGGTTGTTGCTAAGTCAAAGAATGGACTTGACTTTACTCCTATTTTTAAATCTGCTGTAGAGAACCAGGTTATCTATGTAAAGTTTGAAATGACTGGCAAAACTCCCAAGTTTGAAGTTATTATGAATGATGATTTTAGTGCAAGAAAGGTAACTTTAAGAACTAAAAATGGATACAATAGACGTAGTGATAGGATAGGTATTCAAGTTTAATAAATATAGTATAGGAAAAAACAATATAAATGAAAAGGTTTCTTCAATTTTTGAATGAGGCAGAATCGCAGGCAAGTATGCAGGCGAGGAAACTGAACCTCAAGAGTGATGGACACGGGGGTTGGGTTGACTCCCGTGGAGAGTTTGTTGCGAAAACTGAAGGTGGAAAACTTGTCTTTTATGATAAGAACAGAAAGGTAGGAGAAAAGGATACTCCATCAAAGGCAAAAGCACCTCAAGCAACGAAAACTTCTGACAAGAAACCTGCAGCACAAGAAGAACCAAAAGGAAAGAAGAAGGGTGCTCCAGAAGAAGATCAAAAGGTTGAAGAGAGTGATACTCTGACTGTTGTGTTTGGTCGGTTCAATCCACCAACTGTCGGTCATGAAAAACTTTTGTCTGCAGCAAAGAAAGCGTCTGTCGGTGGAGACCTGAAAGTATATCCATCAAGAACTCAGGATGCCAAGAAAAACCCACTTGACCCTGACATGAAGATCTCTTTCATGAAGAAGATGTTCCCTGAATATGAGGAGAACATTGTTAATGATGATGAGATGAGATCTATCTTCAATGTTCTTACCACTGCAGCAGAACAGGGATATGCGAATGTCAATATTATTGTTGGTTCTGACCGTCAGTCTGAGTTTGAGAACTTGGCGCAAAAATATAATGGAGAACTTTATGACTTTGATTTGATTCGTGTTATCTCTGCTGGTGCCAGAGATGCTGACTCTGAAGGTGTAGAGGGGATGTCTGCATCTAAAATGCGTAAAGCAGTCATGGATGATGACTTTGAAGCATTTAGAAAAGGAACACCAAAGTCACTTGATGATGGTGATACTCAAGCACTCTTCGATGCTGTTCGCACTGGCATGAAAGTTAAGAAGAAAAAGAAAGTTGCTGAGATGTGGGAGGTTGCTCCTAAGTTTGACCCACAAGGTTTACGTGAAAACTATATCGGCGGTTCTATCTTCAGACTTGGTGATATTGTAGAAAACGTAAATACTGGACTGGTTGGAAAGATTATTCGTCGTGGAACAAACCATCTTATTTGTGTGACCAAAGAGAACTATATGTTCAAGTCTTGGATACATGATGTGATGGAAGCAGTTGCAAACTATCCAGGTCCATCAGGTGTTCCTTCTGATCAAAGACTTGTAGGAACTGATGCTCATCGTGAATATGTGATGAGAATATCGGGTGTTAAGCAAATAAGGAACTTCCTAAATAAGTATAAGGCTAAAAAGTAAAGCATTTATACTAATGACCCACCTTAACGATCTTTCCAAAGTTTACCTTGAGACTGTTGCTTCTCAAGAAACTCAAGAAGAGGGTTATAAACCCATTGATAAGAAAAAAGAAAATGAAATGTATCGTCGTGCTGGTAACTTAGCACGTAAGTCTCTCTCATCTAAGGGTAAGGAGAAAGAGAAAGCACAGGACAAGTCTGCTAAGATTGTTACTGCTATCTCCCGCCAAAAGGAGAATGAGCGTTTTGCTAAGATGGGCGATGAAAAGGCAAGAGATAACTATAAAGAAGAACTTGATCCCGTAGGGCAAGAGGACAAAGATATTGATAATGATGGTGATCATGATAAGACTGATAAGTACCTTCTAAATCGTCGTAAGAAAGTTGGTAAGGCAATTGCCAAGAAGAAGGGAATGAAGGAAGGTTTCTCCAACTGGAGACAAGACCTTACTGAAGTCATGACTGACACCGAAGCAGATGAAAAAATTACTGAGAAGAAAGTAAAGAATACTATTAAGATCAATCCTAAACTGGGTGAAGCAGTTGAGGAGATGGGTGGAACTCTTATCGAAGCGATTGAAATCGATGAGATGGACTACATCATTGATAGTGTATATGATGAACTCATTGAAGAAGGATACTCTGAGGATGATGTTGAGGATGCAATTGAGTTTGCACTGACTGAAGACCTTAGTGAAGCATCTGACAGATATTATGATTCTGCTGTGAAGGCATCTAAAAAAGCGGGTGCTAAAATTAAGAGAGCAGAGATGATGAAGAAAGCAAAGGGTCGTCTCAGATTTATGAAGCGTAAGGCAGGCGAAAAACTTGATTCTGCTAAGAAGAAAGTTGGTATGGCATCTGCTAAGGCACAAGTTGCTGCTTATAACAAAACCAGAGAAGTAGCACAAACTGCTGGTGATAAGACCAGAAAGGCAAAGAAAGCAGTTGCTGATGCACCCAAGAAGGCAAAGAAAGGTCTTAAGGGTATGATTAAAAAGGCAGCACAGAAAGTTGTTGACCGCATGAGTGAGGAAGTGGTTGCAGAAATGAATGCTGGTCCCAGCACTCCTGTAAAAAACTATGATGGCAAAATCATGCCTAATGCAGGTGCTGGAAGAATAGGAAAGGTAAAACTGAAACCAGGAGTTGCTCCTGTAAGAACTGCTGATAGTTATGAACCAGAAGGTGAAGATATTCAAGAAGTTGATCTGGTCAAAGGAGTACAAGGAGCACTTAATAAGGGTGCAAATTTCATGAAGAAAAACCCTGTTGGTAAAGCAGTAAGTGATGTACTAAAACCAGTCGGATCTGGTAGTGGCACTGCAAGACCATCTGTTAGAGTTCAGGATAGAATCCGCAAGAACCAAGCAGGAATGGAATCGGTAGAAGTCAATGGTCAACTGGTTGATGAGGAAGCATCTGATGCGATGAAGGATCGCCGCATGGAGCGTGGTGGTGTTGATGGAAACACCAGATATGACAAACCTGCTAAGGGTACTCCTTCTGCTAAAAAGAAGAAGCATGATGGAATGTCTGTCCTTGATATGGTGAAGGCAGACATCCGTAAGAAGCATGGTAAAGGTGCCATCATGGATACCAAGAAGAAGTAATGCCAGCAGTATCAAAAGCACAACAAAGGTTTATGGGTATGGTCTATGCCACTAAAAAGGGCGAAATGACCAACCCATCACCTGAGGTTGCCAAAGCAGCAGCATCTATGAAAAAGAAAGATGCCAAGGACTTTGCTTCTACTAAGCACAAGAAACTTCCTGAAAAGAAAGTTGCAAAAGAAGAAACTAAGTACGACAGGTACGATAAAGAGAAGAAGAGACATTCTGATGCTGACAAACGGATGAAGTTTGGCAAGTTTTATGATAAGGCGAAAGAAGCAAAGGGTCGTCTTCGTCCTGGTGAAGTAAAGCGTTATGATAAAAAGTTGGGAAGGTACGTTTCTAACAAGGAATGATATATAGAGTGTAGAACTGAGGTTCATTATGCTCGCATTTTTACTTCCACTCGCATCAAAAATTATCAAAGATGCTGTCGCTAAGATTCCAGAAAACGAAGAACTTGGTGAGAAAATGGTTGAGATCTGTCTTGTTATTCTTGCTAAAGCAGTTAAGTTGACCAAGACTGATATGGACGACCAACTTCTTGAGGTGGTTGCTAAGGCAATTGCTGCTAGAGAAGAGGAATGAAAATTCTAAAGGAGACCTAATCTATGAGGTCTCCTTTTTTATAAATATCTTATAGCAAATAAATTTTATCGGAAGAAAGACATGGCACTCTGGGGTAATAACGATGCCGTTGGTTCGGGTGGAACTGTATCTTTAAACTATGGCACTGGTGTAGTAACTGGAACTGGCACCACTTTTGGGCAGGTTGGCGCTGCTGCAACTGGCGATGTAATTAGATTTGGAACTCGCGGTGGTGGTTCTACTTATTTTGGTGACGCTGTAATCGTTTCAATTGCTGGAACTCAGTCACTCACTATCGGTTCTACTGCCGGTCTTAGTGGTGGTGCTATTGCTGGTGCTGCTTTCAAGGTCAGTCAGCTGCCTAAGTCTAGTATCCTTAACCATCACTTCAGTGAGGCAAACACTGACTATGACTCCCTCGTATATGGTGTAAATCCAAATGGTGGCGGACAATACCGTGCTTCTCATGAAGGATGGGTTGGTGTTACCACATACATGGGTGCTGAAGGAGACATGAGAGTCAGAACAGAAGTTCTTGTTGCAATGTCTGGTATCACTACTGATACTGATGGATTCGCTGAACCTATTGCGTATCCTACTAACGAAGGTTGATATGATGTGATATGATTTTTAGTGAATTGAATGAGGATAACTTCCTTTTGTTTGCGATAAAAAACTATGAAAATCCGCAAGCAGTTACAAAGGAAGATTTTGAAAAGGACTTAAATTACTTTAAGTACATAAAAAGATTATTAAAGAGATATAGAAATACAGGTGAGTTAAAATCTCAACTTATCCTCAATCATTTTATAGTTCTTTATAACATATTTGGAGATGCCACAACTCCAATGCTATTTTTCAAGATAGAAAAGGAGTTGTGGTCGGTCATGAAAACTTTTGTGGTATTCTTGAATAAACTTCCTGAATATCCAAGATGTTATATTCATGAGATAGAAATAGATGATGACTGTTTACTAAAACTGCAACAGACTTACGATGCCAAATAGTAAGATTGATAAAATCATCCAGATCATTAGAGAGAATATGGTTGCTAATGCACCAGGTACTCAAGGTGGTTTTGGTAGCAAGTCTGCAGCTGCTGGTCCAACTGCAGGGTTTGATGCAGGTATGAAAAGAAAGAAGAAAAGATACGCTACTGGTGGAAGAGGAAGTAGAAAAAACTGGATAGATTACTTACGAACACCTATCAATGGCAGATCAAGTTAAGGTTGCTGTACTAGAAGAAAGACTTGAGAATTTTGAGGCATTTGTCTCTAAGTTGGATGCTGCCATTGAAAAAATTGCTGAGGTAAATAATAATGTGTCGCGCATGTTGGCGGTTCATGAAGAAAGAATATCGAAGCAAGAAGAAATTGACTCAGTGTTGTTTGATAAAATCGACAAACTACGTGATAAAATGGACAGCGATCATGACAGCGTTAGTAAACGATTATCATTACTGGAACGGAAACTTTGGGTTGGCCTCGGAGCATTGGGAGCAGTGGTAGCACTGTCCAACCCCCAAGCAATTAAAATGCTTAGTCCCTTGATATCTTTCACTGAGAGTGCTATAGTGGCACCAGCAGTAACTATTGTGAATGGATCACGTTGATTCCAAATTCATTGGTATCATCTCTTCGCGTCTTGAAAAGTTCAAAAGAGTAAAGAGTAACCTTTTCAACTTTCGTTGCCCTATTTGTGGTGACTCAAAAAAGAACAAGAGTAAGACAAGGGGATATATCTATGGAGTAAAGCAAAATACTAACTTCAAGTGCCACAACTGTGGTGCTTCGATGTCTTTTAACAACTTTTTGAAGCAGGTTGATCCTGTTGTTCAGAAACAATATACGATGGAGAAGTTTAAAGATGGTTTTACTGGAAGAAACTTTGTTATTGAAGAACCTGAGTTTAAGTTTGAAACACCTAAGTTCAAGAAGAAACTTAAGTTGCCCAAGGCATCAGAGAATCCTACATCAGAAGGATATCTAACTGCAAGAAAACTTGATCCATCTCAGTTTTACTACGCCGAAAACTTTAAGAAGTTTACTAATACTCTTAAACCAACATTTGAGAGTGAAAGACATGATGAAGAGAGAATTATTATTCCCCTTTATTATCAAAAAAACTTGATCGGATTCCAGGGAAGATCTATTGGTCCGAGCAAGGTTAAATACATTACCGTGATGCTTGATGATGACGCACCAAAAATCTACGGATTGGATAACATCAGAACAGATGCTCCAGTCTACGTTACAGAAGGACCTTTCGACAGCACGTTCATTCGCAATTCGATTGCTATGTGCGGAGCTGATGCTGATGTTGGTCGTTGGGGGATTAGCAATCCTGTGTATGTCTATGATAACGAACCAAGGAATAGAGAGATCACCAACCGTATCTCCAAGACAATTGATGCAGGTCACTCTGTAGTCATTTGGCCAGACAGCATCGATGATAAGGATATAAATGATATGGTGATGTCTGGACTGGACGTTCAATCTGTGATAGAATCTAATACATACTCTGGTTTGGAAGCAAAACTTAAATTTACCACCTGGAAGAAGATATGAGCAACGGCACTAAAGTAAAAAAGAGAGACGGTCGAATTGAAGCACTTGACCTAGATAAGATGCATCTGATGGTTGAAGAAGCAACCAGAGGTCTTGCAGGGGTGTCTGCGAGTCAGGTTGAGATGCAATCGGGTATTCAGTTCTATGATGGTATTACTACAGATGAAATTCAGGAAATCCTGATTCGTTCTGCAAGTGACCTCATTGACTTGGATCATCCTAACTATCAGTATGTTGCAGCAAGACTTCTGCTGTTTGCTACACGTAAGCAGATCTATGGCAAGATGCGGGAACTTCCTCATCTGGAAACTCATATCATGAACTGCACCAACATTGATGTTTATGATAAAGATATCTTTCTAAAGTATTCAAAAGAAGAAATTGCAAAGGTAAATAGTTTTATCGATCATGATCGTGATTTCTTGTTCACCTATGCTGGTCTTCGCCAGGTAGTAGATAAGTATTTGGTTCAAGACCGCAGTAGTGGAGGAGTCTATGAGACGCCACAGTTCATGTACATCATGATTGCATTGACTATCTTTGCGGAGTACCCCAAAGAGACTAGACTAGACTACGTTCGTAGGTACTACAATGCCATCTCCAAACACAAAATCAACATTCCCACACCTATCATGGCGGGAGTTAGAACTCCACTTCGACAGTTTGCTAGCTGTGTTCTTGTTGATATTGATGACTCCCTCGATTCTATCTTTAGCTCTGATATGGCTATTGGGCGATACGTTGCACAAAGGGCGGGCATCGGTATCAACGCAGGTCGCATCAGGGGCATCAACGCTAAAATCAGAGGCGGAGAGGTTCAACACACAGGTGTGGTCCCCTTCCTCAAAAAGTTTCAACTGTCCGATGCTGCACACAAAACGGCATCCGAGGTGGGTCAGCGACTGTCCACTTTCCTATCTGGCACCAAGAAATCGAAGACATCATTGTCCTGAAGAATAACAAAGGTACAGAAGATAATAGGGTAAGGAAACTTGACTACTCCATCCAACTTTCAAAACTTTTCTACGAACGTTTCATTGCGGATGGAGAAATTAGCTTGTTCTCACCGCATGACGTACCAGGTCTATATGACGCTTTTGGTACTGATAGGTTCGATGATCTATATGTGGATTTTGAACGAGATGAGTCTGTTCCAAGAAAGACTATCGGGGCACAGAAACTTATCCTAGACCTCTTGAAAGAACGTGCTGAGACTGGTCGTGTTTATCTGATGAACATTGATCACTGCAACTCTCACTCTTCCTTCAAAGATAAGGTTGAGATGAGCAACCTGTGTCAAGAGATTACTCTTCCCACTTATCCTATTCAGCATATTGATGATGAGTTTGGTGAGATTGCTTTGTGCATTCTTTCTGCTATCAATGTAGGAAAAATTCATTCTGATAAAGAACTGGAAGAACTTTGTGAACTTTCAGTACGTGGACTGGAGGAGTTGATTGACTATCAGAAATACCCCGTAAAGGCAGCGGAGATCGCCACTAAGGCACGTCGTTCGCTTGGTATTGGGTTTATTGGTCTTGCACACTATTTGGCAAAACTGGGTTATAACTATGGGGATCAGGGTGCATGGGATGCTGTCCATGGACTTGCTGAGTCCTTCCAGTATTACCTTCTGAAGGCATCTAACCAAGTTGCCAAGGAGAAAGGTCATTGTGAGTACTTTGGACGCACCAAGTATGCTGATGGTATTCTTCCCATCGACACATACAAAAAAGATGTAGACGAAATTAGTTCACAGGAGTTAGCACATGATTGGGAGAGTCTTAGAGTATCTATCTCCGAATACGGATTGCGACACTCGACATTGTCTGCTCAAATGCCATCAGAGAGCAGTTCCGTTGTGTCAAACGCAACAAATGGAATCGAGCCACCTAGAGGGTATCTGTCCATTAAAAAAAGTAAGAAAGGACCCCTTAAGCAGATTGTTCCGCAGTATTCGACGCTGAAAAATAACTATACACTTCTGTGGGAGATGCCTGACAATAGAGGTTACATAAATGTAGTGTCTGTCATGCAAAAATTCTTTGATCAAGCTATATCTGGTAACTGGTCTTACAACCCTGAGAACTATCCAGATAATGAGGTGCCAGTTTCTGTCATGGCAAATGACCTCTTGACTACATATAAGTACGGATGGAAAACTTCTTACTATCAAAATACATACGATATTAAGACGGATGAAGTGGAAGAAGACAAGTCCGAGTTACATAATATTTTAAATGAGTTAAGTAAAGCCGAGGAGGGAGAGTGTGAATCCTGTGCAGTTTAAAGTTTCTTCTACAGATAAACCCCCTACTGCAGTAGAGGGGATGACGGTATTCAATACCGAACAAGTTAATACTAAGAAACAACCAATGTTTTTTGGTAAACCACTTGGAATTCAGAGATACGACTCTTATAAGTATCCTGTATTCGATAAACTTACTACACAACAGTTAGGATATTTTTGGAGACCTGAGGAGGTCTCCCTTCAAAAAGATCGTGGTGATTATCAAACATTGCGTCCAGAACAAAAGCATATCTATACTTCTAACCTGAAGTATCAGATCATGCTTGATTCCATTCAGGGTCGTGGTCCTGGTATGGCATTCATTCCATACTGCTCTCTTCCTGAACTGGAAGCATGTATGGAAGTATGGGGATTCATGGAGATGATCCATAGTCGCTCATACACTTACATCATCAAGAACGTCTATTCAGACCCCTCTGAGGTGTTTGATAAGATCGTTACGGACAAACGTATTCTGGAACGTGCTAGCAGCGTTACAGAGGCATATGATGACTTTATTAACGGTGCTCAAACTTGGGGCAACGGAAAGATGTGGCAGTCGGATTTCAGAGATTCACCATCAGCACAATGGGAGATCAAAGATGTCAAGCGTAGACTCTACAGAGCAGTCGCAAACGTTAACATTCTTGAGGGTATTCGGTTCTACGTTAGTTTTGCTTGTAGTTTCGCCTTTGGTGAACTTAAGCTTATGGAAGGATCCGCTAAGATCATCTCTCTTATCGCAAGAGACGAAAACCAACACTTAGCAATCACTCAGAATATTCTGAACAAGTGGAAAGCAGGTGATGATCCTGAAATGAAACAAATCATGAAGGAAGAAGAGGAATGGACTTACAAGGCATTTGACCGTGCAGTCAATGAAGAGAAGAGATGGGCAGACTATCTCTTTAAGGATGGCAGCATGATTGGTCTGAATGATAAACTTCTTCAGCAGTATGTTGAGTGGATTGCTAACCGTCGTCTGAAGGCAATCGGTTTGAAACCACAATATGATATTGCTGCTAAGAACAACCCACTGCCTTGGACACAGCACTGGATCTCTTCTAAGGGTCTTCAGGTTGCACCACAAGAAACTGAGGTTGAGTCTTATGTCGTTGGTGGTATCAAACAAGATGTGAAAAAGGACACATTCAGTGGTTTCCAACTCTGATATTTGCTATACATAGGGGGAGTAGCATCCCCCTATATGCCACGTAATCAAATTACTGCCGCAGAAATTAAAACCAAAGTAGAAAGAATCAAAAACGAACTGTATTGGGAAGAACATAAGTACGGTGAGGAAGCCAGAGGTCTAGCACATAAATACGTCAATATGGTGCTAGACGCTATTGATGAGTATCGATTATGACAACCCCTGGTATTTTGAGGGAACCCCTTTTTTATCTGAGAATATTGACGATAACTTCGGTTTTGTCTATCTCATTACAAATCTCACAAACGGTCGCAAGTACATTGGTAGGAAATACTTCTGGTCCTTCAGAAAACCACCAGGTAAAAAACGCCGAGTAAAAAAAGAATCTGATTGGAAAAAGTATTATGGGTCTTGTCCAGAACTTAAAGAAGACATTGAGCAAATGGGGCGACAAAATTTTAGTCGAACTATCCTGTCACTACATAAAACACCTGGCAAAACAAACTACGAAGAGACAAGACAACTCTTCACAAACAACGTCCTCACCGAATCGCTTGACAAGGGAGTGCCCAGATACTACAATAGCAACATCCTCAGCAGATACTTCCGAAAAGATTACTATGAAGATGGAGACTGAAGATCTAGTTGCCCATATTCGTGAATGGTCAATAGACACTATTGAATCAAAACGAACTCACGTAGAAGACCAACTTGCTATTATGGAAGAGTTCTACGAATGGATCAATCCAGATACAGATGACTTGGAAATTGTTTCTTTGGAACAAATAACCGAAGAAGAATATCAAGATTATCTTGAACGAGGCTGATGCCTCTTTGGGTCATTAGTTAAGTGGATATAACCTCCGCCTTCTAAGCGGATGTCCCAGGTTCGAGTCCTGGATGACCTGTTACCTAATGGTATAATATGAAAATAGGATTTAACTGTAGTTCTTTTGATTTATTTCATGCTGGGCATGTCACTATGCTCAAGATGGAAAAGGAACATTGTGACTATTTAAAAGTTGCTCTTCAGGTTGACCCAACTATTGATAGACCTGGTGTGAAGAATAAACCCACTCAGTCTGTCTATGAGAGGTTTGTTCAACTTCAAGGTTGTAAGTATGTGGATGAGATTCTTGTATATGAGACTGAAGCAGACCTGCTAAATCTTATTAAGACTCAAACCATTCACGTTAGGTTTTTGAGTGAAGAGTACAAAGACAAGGACTTTACTGGTAAGCAGTATTGTATTGATAATGGTATTGAGTTATTCTTCCATCTAAGAAGGCATCAATACTCTTCAACTGAACTTCGTAACCGAGTTCATGACCTTGAAGAACTTAAAAGAAATGAAAAAGAGCAAGCAAACATTCAACAGTATTCTCCAAAACTTTTAGAGAAGTATAAGCTTGACAACCAAAGTTGAGTGTTGTAAAATACTCTTACTTGCGAATGTGGTGTAGCGGTAACATGCGAGCCTTCCAAGCTCTTGTCACGGGTTCGATCCCCGTCATTCGCTTTCCTTCTTTAGGAACATGAAACCAGTAGATATACTTCTACTCATCTCAGAGTTAGAAGGTTCTTATCAACACACCAAGAAACTTGGTTTTGACGAAGACAGAGATGTCCTCAGAAAAATGTGTGATAAGTATTATAGACTGTATTTCAAACTTAAGAAGGACCACGCTTGATTAGCTCAGAGGTAGAGCATCTCCTTTACACGGAGGCGGTCGGCGGTTCGATCCCGTCATCAAGCATTCCCACCAAGGAGGACCATGACCCATGATTACAGTAAGATGCAAAGAATGTGGAGCAGAACTCACATCTAGTAATAAAGCACAGTTTTGTAAGTGCCCAAATAAAATGGGTTTGCATGACAACAAAGTTACTGCTAACGACTTAGAAAAAGTCGTCATGGTAACCAATGACGTAGAGAGAAAGATTGATAGTCATTTCTCTAGAGAAGAACTCTTGTATCAAGAAGAACGTCGCAGACGTAAAGTGAAGCGATTGGACTTTGAAGTCCGATAATTTGTTGGAAAGGTGGTCGAGTGGTTTATGGCACTGGTCTTGAAAACCAGCGATGTGCAAGCATCCGTGGGTTCAAATCCCACCCTTTCCGTTAGTATTTCGACACATTTGCTGACATTTGCAGTTTTGTGAGTAGTATATAATTATGTACACTACTATATTCTAAATGTCTAATTCCAAGGAACTGTCTGACCTGTCTATAAGCAGAGCAGAATGTCCTAAGTGTGGTGCAACCTGGATTAACGGTGAACACCGTTGGGCTGGCACTGCTGCTAGAGGTAGCGAACTAGATCTCGCTGGATTAGTATGTAATAAGTTAGGAAACCACCAATGTATCAACCCAATGAAAGGTAAGGATGGGGGAGATACTTGGGAAGATAGAATGAAAACCTTGATGAAACTGGAAGATGAGTCATCGTATGGATCAGATTAAACCAGCACATTATGTCACTCATGAGGAGTGTCAAGAGATGATAGATAATGCTATACGAAAACACAATCGTAACGCTGGTATCATCAGTATGTTTGTTGGGTTTTTTATTTTAGGACTTTTCTCTGAAGGTCTTCTTAGACTTATTGGAGTGATACCACCACTCATACCATGGCTACAGATAAAGCTATAGAGTGGGTAGGGGTTGTTACTGCATTTTTATTTGGAATGACTATGATATGTCAAGGTCATTTTATCTTCCATCAGAAACATGGATACTCCAGAAAAGAAACCGAAAACCCAGAAGCAAGAGACCGAATCAGAAGACAAGTTGAAAAGGTCCTTAGAGATCTCAAAGATGATTCATCCTCATGATGATGAACCTGACCCTACAGCATACATGGGAAACTATAACTTTCCTCAAATGCTTTTTGCTTTTTGTGTAGGGTTTTGTACTATGTTTGTTTTGGCAGTCGATGAAATTAATGATTTTAAAGGATGTCCATTACCAGAGTACTTTCAAGAAAAGGTTAGATGACAAACGACGAAAAGAGAGAGTTTTACAAACAACTCCGAGAGCGTATTAATCAACTTAGAATGGGTCACCTCTTTGAAGAACCATGTCCTTTATATGAACCAGAATGGGAGGAGGACCATTGTTGGGATTGTAGATTAACTTACGATCGGGATGATGAAGAATGAAACCACTTGTCTTAATTGCTTGTCTATCACCGATAGTAATCATATGGATAGTGATGAAACTCAGTTTGTTGTTATTCTCAGCAAACGATGAACGAAGATATGTCAAAGCAGAATCCAAAAAACCACACGGACCTTATGTGGCAGACGCATATGCAGACGTTGATGAAGAGGAAGAGGACTATGGAGATCGCACAGATTATCGATAAGGCTCTTGAGGAGTATTACTCTGAGAGGGGAGAACTTGTGCCTCAATGGAGAACTAAAAAAGATCCTGATTGGTGGATAGAATACCTACGAGAACTGGAGAATAATGATTCATAAAGTTGCACACTTTGCTGCTTATGTTCTCAACAATCCTTACACACTAGCACCCATGTGCATGGCACTAGTGTTTGTTCCTATCATCGGTATGCATCTAGTTCACAAATATGGATGGGAACACTGGGAACCATTTGACAGAGGGCACAAGTAGGTTTATAATAAACACATAAGGGACTGGAATGCATCCTGGCTCACGTCTCCGAGAGTAAATAGAATCGGAATCCAACCCGCGTGGGAGAGAGGTGGGAACCCTCTTGAGCCCGTCAGTGTTATTCTGCAGGATATCACTGACGCATTATTTACGGGGTGTAGCTCAGTTTGGTAGAGCACTCGCTTTGGGAGCGAGTGGCCGAAGGTTCAAATCCTTTCACCCCGACTTATAAATATGACAACGATGGAAATTTATTCTGTGGAACACTGGCAAAAGAACTGGGACGAGTTGATGGATAGAGTTGAGAACGGAGAAAGTATAGGGGTTACAAACGGAAAGAATACTGCTATAATGATGCCTGCGGATGATGAACTCATACGCATGTACACGGACCACGAAGAAGCTTCTTGAGGGACTGTCGCCTAACGGTTAAGGCCCACTGCTTATAACGGTGTGACCTGGGTTCAACTCCCAGCAGTC